AAGACTCCATTTCCTTCAAGGATACTTTGGAGACAGAGAATTTTATTAGAGGCGAGGTCAACCTCGTCAAGGAGCAGGACAGCTCCTCGTTCGAGTGCTTCAATGACTGGGCCATTGTGCCAGACGGTTGCACCATCAACAAGGCGGAAACCACCAATAAGATCATCTTCATCAGTTTCAATAGTAATGTTTACACGGATGAGTTCTCGTCCGAGTTGGGCACAGGCTTGCTCAACAGAAAACGTTTTACCGTTGCCCGAGAGACCCGTGATAAACGTAGGGTAGAAGACACGGGACTCAATAATTTTTTTAATATCACCAAAGTTGCCAAACTTGACGAAGGAATCATCTTTCTGAGGGATAAGGTTTTGCTCTACAGCAGGCAACGCAGGAGGTGCCTGATAATTTTGCTCAAGTTTTTCTTGAACTGTCAAATTCCACTTACCACGTCCAACTTTACAGTCAGAGAGTTTGTTAGAGATGGTTTGATAATTGCAGTCATTCATCGCACACCAAGCACGGATATCTGCAGAAGTAACAGATTCACCGTAAGTTTGTTGGAGTGATTCGATGATGCTGCTCTTGGACAGTCCCATTGGGTTGTTTGTTTTAACTGAAGTAATTATACAATAAAAAAGAGGGTCCGAAGACCCTCTGTGGACAGTTAGGAAAGTGGATCACTCACCCTCAGCTTCTTTGAGTTCTTCAATCAATGATGCCTTGCTATGGCGTCGGTCCAGTTCAATTCCAAGAGTTCTTCCATACTTTTCAAGTTCTTTCTTATCCATTTTTTCAAGAACTGGTTCTTCTTTCTTGACAGGTTCAGGAGCAGGTGCTGCCTCAACCTTGGGAGCGGGTGCTCCGCCTCTAAGTAAATCTCCGAATCTGCTCATTGGTCTAACAGTAGTTTTCTATTATTTATCAATCAGGGAGTCCTCTAACTCCAGATCTCTTATCAGCATAATGTCTCTTCAATGCTTCTTTAGATCCTGGATTATTTGGATTATACCAAGAAGGTCTTCCTAACTCTACATTTCTCTGTCTGATTTGAGAAGCTGCTTCGCGAGCATTGCGATCACTAACAGCACGAGGATCTAAATTACGTGTTGTAGGTTTAGTAGTAGCATCTTTAATTCTTGATGCAGCAGTGCTCTGATTGAGTCTATCCACAGATTGTTTTGCTTTATCCCCGTAGAGTCTCAAAGCCCCAACCTGACCAGCTGGCATTTGTTTTGGTGCTCTATTAAACATTCCACCAACTCTGTTAATTACACCTTTAATACCAGGAATCCTTTTACCAACATTGATGGCTTTCTGAACATACTGCATAAATTCTTGAAGTTGTTCTTCATTCAAGTTTGCCATCATATAGACAGTATCTTCCTGAGTGTATCCCTCTTCAATAAATTCACCTTGAATAATATCAAAAAGATCAGCACTTTGAATATCAAGTGATTTCTTGATTCTAGCAGTTTCAGCGGGAGTTCTCTTTTGAGTTACTTTGAGACTAGAGTCTGAGTTCATTTTCGTCTTTACAGTATTACCCGTTGGAACTTGGGAGGTACCAGATTTAACTGTACTATTCAAAGAAGACTGTTGATTTGGTGGTACTGCTGTACGGGATTGCGATCTTGCTTGCATACTACGAATCGCCTGCAATCTCTGCGCCATTGAACTGCCACTGTTATAGGCAGATGATGTCTGTTGACTAGTTGAACGATTGACTACTATAGGGGTCGATCCTTTAGCAAGATCATTCTTAGGTGCGCTAGAAAGAGATGCACTACTACCTGGTTTTGCTGTACTAGGAGCAGCAGGAATAGGCATTCCACTTCTTAATCCAGGAACTTTTTTATTTCCGTCAAGCATAGGATTAGTAGATGCACTAGTTCCTCTAGTACGATCTCTCTCTGCCTTTGCCGCAGCAAGCTTTGGATTTGCTTTTGCCCACTTTTCCATCGGGGTTAGAGTCTTGTCTGCATTAATTGCATCAAGTTCCTGTTGTCTTGCCGATTTTTGTGGTGCAGTAGGAGCAACCGCTGGTCTTGAATCTTTTAATTGAGAACCCCGAGGAACAGGAAGAGGATCTTCACCTCTTGCTGCTCTTCTTTTATTTTCCGCTTCTACCTTTGCTCTTTCCTGATCTGCTTTGGCATCAGCAGCAGTATAACTTTTACTGGTCCTTTCAATAGCAGATCGTTCTTGTTGCTGCTTTCTTTTTGCCATAAGACCTTCTGGATTTCCAGATTTTTTGACAAGTGCAGCAAACTCCTCATCACTCATTGATGCGTAGTCAGGAGTTGCCTGCTCACTATAAACTTTAGCGTAAGCCTCTTGGAGAGACTTCGCTCCTTTACCAGTCAGTCTCTCCATTGATCAACCCTCTTGGATTTGCTCAAACCACTGCTCACTCATTCCACTGATGATGGAATCTGCAGACTCTACATCAGTTGCATAACCTTCCTCAATGAGGTGATTTACAACCTTTTCATAGATCTCTTTTGTTTCTTTTAACTTTTTTGGGGAAGGTCTCATTGTTATACAGTTTTTCTATATTCTTATTTATCAAGCAATTAGTTCTACAAATTCCCCAAGAACTTTCTTGTTCATTTTTTTGTTCTTCAAACTTTTGACAAAAGCAGACTTGATTTTTGCTTTTGTTGCACCTTCATCAACACTGAATTCGGTTTCATTCGCAAGTGAATTTGCAGAGATAGCAAAGTAAGTGTGATAACCAGACTCATAGAGTGCAAATGCACGTTCTTTTTTCCAAGTCTTGATAACCTTCTCTGTCTTTTCTGGAACCCAACCAGTATAGCGACGAATGAAACTATTGGCATCACGAGATTCAAGAATACGAATACCGATAAAGTTAGATTCTGGAAAAGAATCACGAAGATGCCTGATAAAAATATCCGTCATTTCCCACCACTCACAATCCATAGAGTAGGTTTTTCCATTCTTACGATTTCTGAGGAAAGCATTATGACCAATAACACCAACACCAAGAAACGGTTCAATTTCCCAACGACGCTGAACTTCTTTATGGTACTTCATTCCACCTGCTTCACCATCACTTAGAACAACACACTGTACTTTTTGAATATTGTTCTCTTTTTTGAAGTGTGGAATCAATTGATGCAGAGAAATAAATGCCTCATTCAAAGGAGTACCAGAAAGATTCAAACCAGTCGGAATGGGAATATTTGCCCAGTGATTGAAAGTCCAAGAAAGACGGAAAAAGTTCTTCATCTGTTTTTCAAGATCCTTAGTCTTAGTCTTACTTGTGAAAATATTCATCATAGAAAACCACTCATTCACAGCAACAAGACCATGACGTTTCTTATAAGCATAACCCTTCATCTGTGGGTTACCGTTAGCATCAGTAACAATTTTAGGATATTCATTAGTAAAAGCATACACCTCAAAAGGAATATTCACTTTCTTACAGAACCACATTAGATTGAACAGTTGCTTCAAAGTGTCCTGAAGAACACTACACATTGAACCAGACCAGTCCAAAACGAAAATCAAACCGTGGTTTTTACCATCCGCAAGAGTTGTAACTTTTTGGAATAGATCTTCATTGTACTTGTAGGTATGCAGTTTGGAGCAATCAAGGACTCCAGTACGAGCAGTAGTTGCGCGAGCATAAGAGTCTGCTGCCTTCTTACACTCAAACTCTTTGACCAAATAGTTGACTTCTTTCTGTGCAGAACGCTTGAATTTTACAAACTCAGCATCAATGAATGAAAAAACTTCTTCTTCATTCAACTCATTGTTTCCCATCCATTCAGTCCACTCACCAAATCGTTCGTGAATTTCTGAATTATCAACAACAAACTTATGCATTTGAAGTTCTGGAAGTTCAACATAAACATTCTCCAGACCATCATTCTTAGCAAGTTCCTTGATTGCTTCTTCCAGATTATTCATAGTAGAAACTTCTGGTTCGTCAAAACTATCAGTACCACCATAAGAGTCACTCTCACCAGGTTCTTCAGAATCCCAAGGATCAGTGTCTTCTACAGTTTCACCAGTATCACTTTCCTGCGAACCTTCACTTTCTTGTTGAGGAATTTCCGAAGTATCAATACCACCATCTTGACCGCCCTGCATTTGCAGATCGTCTGTTTTAGTCTTTAGTTTTTCTTGTTGCTTACAGAAGTCATAAAGTTCTTTAGATACTGCCAAGACATCATCAAAAGTCTCAGAATTAGCAATCTTTTCAATGAGAATATTTTCTTCAGAAGTGAAATCAATATCAACAAAATTGCCGATCTTGAAATAAAGATTTGCTTTGTCTGCAAGATTCATTGCATTGATGTCTTCACCAGCAATCTGAAAGAAATCTTCATCAGCAAGTTCTGCATATCCACGGTAAAACGTCTTTGAAATACCAGCGTACCGACGCTTCATTAGTTTTTCAATACGAACGTCTTCAACCACATTCACAAACTGTGGTGGAATTTTCAGTTCAAGCAACCAATTACGATCAGGAGTATACAGAGCGTGTCCAACTTCGTGACCAACGAGCATATCATAAACACCACCACTGGCACGCTCCCACATCGGCAGAGTCAGCACGCGAGTGTGAACATTGAAACAGGCAGTCTCTACTTTCTTGTGCTCAACCACCAGGTCTTCAGTTGCCAGGAGTTTGGCAAGTTGAGATTTGATTTCGTGAGAAACTGCCATTGCTTTGTTGCGTATGGACCTATTATACAAAAAAAGGAGGTCCTAAGACCTCCCAGTGGACAGTTTTAAAACTGGATCACTTCTTCTTTTTCTTTTTTCTGTCACCCATGCAAGAACCTTCAACCATTTCAGTTCTCTCTTCATCAGTAAGAGTAAGCATCTTCTTGAGTGCTTCTTCTTCAGTGAGACCTTCATCAATCAGATGACCTTTGACGATATCAAAGAGGTCTGCACTATTTTTCATAACCTCAGCAGTTTTATTTGCAACACCCTGTTGTTGAGCATTTTGAGGTCTACGCTTACCCATTCTTGCTGCTTCTGCTTCAGGAGATTGGTCAGCAGGTCCAATAACTTTTTTAACAACTTTTTTAACAGCACCCATCATGCCACCCATTTCAGCGATGGTTTCGCTTTCGTGCTCTACGTGCTCTGGGTGAACACCCTCGGTAAGGACTTCCAGATCCTCTACAGAGACATTCTCTACAATGCCGTGCTCAAACTGAACATTGTAGTGAGACACAAAACCGTTCTCATCAGGAACAGCATGCTGACCGAAGATGGTTTCACCTTCACCATACTGTTCATGACAAACTTTCTTGGCACAGTTATGATCGCCCTTTTCAGACTTGCTTACACAGTCTCCCTTTTTCTTCTTACCATACCCTTCATAAACGGAAGCATACGCCTCCATAAGAGTTCTTACGTGTTTTGCTTCCATTGTAATATGAAAAAATTATTCTCCCTTGTATTTAGTATTATATTGCTTTCCGCGCCAGGTAAACTCTTTCTTACCTTCCTTACGAGCGGCAGCGAATGCTTTATCAAAATCCTTAGCAGCAGAGGTAAGTTTGGAAGCAGGTCTCTTGAGTCTATCACCAGTATATGTACTGGATGAACTCATAATAGGACTATCTGTTGCTGGTACTACTGCTTTTTTAGGAGGTGCTGGATCTGCAGCAGGTCTTGGTGGAGTATATGGTGGCAGGGAACCATCAGGTCTACGTGGATCTTCTCCTTTCTTAGGAGGTTGACCACCACTAAGTGCTAATCCAGTAGCACCAGCAACTCCAACTGGGAGAGCAGCTTTCTTCAATTTTACTACAGCAGGTGTTGCTGGAGGTTGAGGAAGCTCAGGAGCAGTTCTTGTTGGTTGTGTCTTGAAGACGCTCTGATTTCTTGTTACATTACTACCACCAGTAACTCCAAATCCACCAGTCTTATTACCAGGAAGTCCAAGATTAGGATTTCCTGTGACATTTCTCAATTCCTGTGCCCTGCTAGACAATCCAGGAATTCTCATCTGTCCTGGTGCTTGTGGAGCAGGTGCTGCTGGTTGTGGAAGTGGGGAACTTGCAGCAGGAACAGGACTAGTACCAGTGAATGGCATTCTTCCGCCAGTGAAGTTTTGTGCTGTTCCTTTCTTTGTAAGAAGATTTCCCTGAAGAGGAGTTCCTTGTTGAACCTTAGGTATAACTCGCTTTACTGCTTGTCTGGCACCAGGTTTTTTGAGGACACCAGACATATATCCCACTGCTCTGAGCATATTTAAAAATGCTCTACCTCTGTTTTCAGTAAGAAGTTCATACTCATGAATATTATCTTCGTAGAGATAGTTTACGACTTCAGTCGCTTCGTCATCATCAATACCTCGCTCAATAAGATATTGATATAGTTCCTCGTAAAAGTTCTCCATCTCTACAAATACTTTTTAGGTATTTATATTAATCAGATACTTTCTTAGAGAATCCTTTGATCTTGTCAAACTTGATTGTGCTCTCAAACTTGTCTTGCATATCCGTCTTATGAGAGATCACAAAAATGTTTGCGTCTTTAATTACATAACGAATAATTTTAAGGAACTCATCTGTTCCAAACCCATCAAGAGAGGAGTCAAAGACTTCATCCATAATCAGCAGGTTGGTGTTTACAGAGTTTTTGACACGCGCTACTTCACGCCAAGTGAAGAGAAGGGCAAGGTCGATTCTCATCTTTTCACCTTCGCTAAAGGAACTATACGAGAAATCTTCGTGTATAGGGGACTTCAC